TGCCGGGGAGAAGACGAAGGGAAATCTTGTCCCCGCCGAACTCTTCGGCCTGACATAGACTCCCATAGCCACGGAGTTCGCCGCGTCTGAAAGCACATGTTTCCGAAGTCCAACATCATCCTTGTTCAGATTGCTTGTAAATGCCATGTTGCCTCCTATACGTTAATGAACTCAAATCTCCTCTTATCCGGCGTGGAGACCCCTCCCTCCATCTCTTCTATCGTCTCATCCAAGTCTTTACATTCGATCTGGTATCTCCCATTCTCGAACGAACCGAACAGGATGCCTCGTCCCGTGGCGTTGATGATCCGCACTCCCGCATACTTCATCAGGAAGAACAGCACCCCGCGCATCGTGCGATTGATATGCCAATACGTCGGATCGGTCTGAACCGTCTCCCCGTGCATATCCTTCGCATCGAGCACCAACACCTTCCCCAAATCCCCGAAGGTATCCACATGTAAGCGATCCTTCTCGTAGCACCCGTCATGCCCCACCAGCACAATCGTTTTCGCCTTCATCTGATAGGCAAGGTCAACAGCCGTCACCGATACCGATCCTCCCTCCATCAGACGCAGGAGATACGGGTACTTCTCATGCACGGTTGAGTTGATGAAGGACCGATCCAATCCGGAGAACCAATGTATTCCCTTCCATCTCTGCTTGGTGATCTCCGGGTTGACATACACCGAGGCATAGCAGAGCGTCTTGGAGAAGTCCTTTCCCGTCCACCAATGCGAAGGAGCCTTGGCATCCATCGCCATACACACGTCCATCTTCTCCGTTGGGATAAACTTGCACGCCGCATTGACGGCAAGGATGGAACCCGTCTTGATCTTCATCAGCTTGGGAGCCAAGGTCTTCAGAGACGGCCCGGAAGCGACGACATACCAAACATCGTTCTCTCCCAACGCACCCTTCCACCACTGTTGCTTGTGATAGTATCCGATGAACTTCCTGTTGCTGTCTACGTTCCTCGCCCAAATATCATGCTTGGCGTTGCGATCATCGGGAACCGCTTTCAGTTGCCCGCGCCATACCGGATTCCGTGTCACCAATGCCGTCTCACTGATAAGCCCGTTCATCTTGACATCGACATTGCCTTGTAGGATCAAGTGCGTATCCGTTCCTGGAACCTCCTGGCAGACCTTCCAAGAGGTCGTGGGTTCCGGTATGGCTCCCTCCGGCTTGCGTTCCCATCTCCCTCGGATCATCTTGAGCATAAGCTCCGCACGATTCCGATAGGAGTGCGGCAAGGTCCGTTCCCTCTGTCTCCGAGCCTCGCCCAGGCGTTCCTCTCCATGTCCCAGGAACTTGACGAACATCTCCTTCAAGTGCTTCTCGCTTCGATACGTCCACTCATTCGTCCCGAAGTGCTTACGGAAGGACGGCTTGTAATCCGTGAGCAGGAGACATCCGGAGGCCATGCCGTTGAATACCGTCCCCGTGCAGGAATCCGGGTCTTGCGGGGAGGAATGATCCAGGAGTATCTTCGCCCTGCAGAACACTTCGTTCAGCTCCCTTGGATCGTCAATCGCCCCCTTCCATAACGCCTTATACTTCTCCTCCTGTCTTTCCCATCCGTAATCCCCTTCCCATATTCCATAGACCCGAATATCCAGCTTCAAGCTCAAACAGAAGTCGATCAGCTTGAGACGTGCGGGGTTTGGAGTTCCCGCGATCAGAACATCGAACTCCGGCTTGATCTCCGGCATGGGTTTGAACGTATCCAAGTCCGTCCCTTCGGGAACGTAGTCGGCTGGAATCCCGTCCTTCCTCAACCGCCTGGTAATCTTCTCGTCATCCGACAGGATCATATCGAATGTCGAGTACCGTTTGAGGGAACGGAAGCAGGAAAGGTTGTCGGAGATCGGATCGGCTACGTTGTACGGATTGTCACACCACCATTGGACGTGAGGCACTCCGCTTCGTTGCCAGATATGCAAGGCGTTCGAGGTCGCCTGCCATCCCGAATGATCGTAACTGACGACGAAATCGTAGGGGAGCAGATCGTCCACGTCGTAAGGCCGGACGTGCTCGTAGTGGGTGATGACCCCTAAGTCCTTGAATCCTCGCGCCAGCCCCCCCATGATCTTGGGACCGGCGTACCCTCCGTTATGCGGCAATAGACATCGAAGGATGCGAGGTTTCGCAGAACTTTTCAGGATCGCAATATCGGAGTTTGGTGATCGCGCTTTCATCGGACAAGTTGTACAGGTGCGAGTCCATGAGACCCATCAGGTATGGAAGAATTGTCGAATTGGACCTGGCCCATGCCAACATCACCCGATCCGTCAGCCGTTTTCCCTTTCTCGTCTCCACCCATCCCCATTTGTCATCTCCCTTCTCATTCTTCAACATCTCATAATGCGGGAGCTTCTTGAAATCCGTCTCCCCTTCCGGCATGCAACAATCCATCCCGACCATCCCGATATGCCGATAGCCGAGATACCCGGCTATCACGGGAAGCATCCCCCCGACATTCGATACCGTCGATAGACACATCGCTTCCGACATGTAATAGAGAAATCGAGCCAGGGAACGCGGCAGATCCGGGTTGTCGTACATCGGCACCACGAAGAACTTCTCCCCCTTCCATGCCTTCACCGTATCCGGGTGAGAAGTCACATTGAATACTACCTTTGTCTTTTTGCACCTTCTCACCGATGGATGATCGAAGAACTGCTTGCAGATGTTCGATCCGTCCACCGACATCACCCAATCCGGCTCGATTCCAATCTCCGCCAGCATGGGAAAGGTTCGGTCCGATGCAACGATCGGACATCGACCCGCCACTTTCTCTACCTTCCTCCATGACGGCCCGGCCCCAACCGTTACGCATATTCCCCAACTCCTCGTGCGATTGTCCGGGTACGTCTTGTCGAGTCCATTCTTCACGATCTCCGGAAGATTGGCCCTCATGTTCTCCGCCCACTGTTTCCAATGGACAAACGCTGTATTGCGATCTATCGACCTGGATGCAATATCTCCTTCCAGATCGACCGACCACTCCCTCATGTCCGCCAGGCAAGGTACGCGATCTGTGTGACGCCCGCGTTCAACTGCGTACCGTTCAACAGCCGAACCTTAACCAGCAACTTGGATGTCGTCGGAATCACGTCCAGACTCACGATATGCGACGCCGCCGCGCCCGTCACCGAGTTGACCGCGTTCACTATCGCTCCCGTCGGAGTCCAATACCCCGACAGCGAGATGCTTGCTATTCCAGAAGCGTCGGTCGTAAGCGACCCTGAAACACCCGCGACAATGAAATCCCCGAAATCCCGCAATCGTCCTATTTGTGCGGCGAGCTTCGGACTGTATGCCCTCATTCCGCCAAAGGTTCCAGCCATGTCTTACCCTCCCATCAAGAAAGAGAATGGGGGAGACAGGCATTTCTACCTGTCTCCCCATACTTCTTGTCCTTACGCGCCTGCGGTCACGCCGAAGAGCGTGGCGTGGGCGTACTCGTTCGAGAACTCAAGAGTTCCCTCCGTGTAGATGAAGCTCTTGTCTGCCGAGCCGGTCCGAGACAGGTTCCACAACTTCGTGTCGAGGTTCATGTCTCCATAGAGCGGACACCACTTCATCAGATTGGACTGAAGGATCAGCATATCCCCCTTGTCCGTTCCGACGTGGTTCGACGGGATAACGTCCATCTTCCCGTATGGAGTGATGAGCGACAACACATTGGCTCCGTACTCCGTGTCTCCGCTTCGGCTTTGAAGCGCGATCTCCTGCCATTGGGTCATCGCCTCGATAGCGAGATACCCGGCAATGATCGTATCCGGCCTGCCCCCAGCCTGGAATGCCGCCCGAACCTTCGAGTTGAAGGTGTTCTTGAGCAACACCCCCTGCGCCGAAGTGGTGTTCGACGTAATCCAGTTCCGTACCCCTCGGAGCGTCCCCTTCTGCGACCCGCCAGGAGCCGTAAGCTGACCGTGGATCAACGCCTCCTCGATATGCACGGCGTGTTCCTTCAGCTTCTTCATCACCTGGTAGTCGTACTCGTCCCCACCCACGTTCCGCACGCCTCGTTCCGTGAACGACACAAGAATTGTGTCCTGGAAGATCTGCGTGTAGTTCGAGGTCAACACCTTCAGGGTCGCGTTGGCAGTCAACGCATCTGCCCCCTGCGCTCCCAGCGGACCGACGATCCGCATGGTTGCCGTGGAACTGTGCGAGCTTCCAGTCGTCCCCGAATACGCCCTTGTCACCGTCAGGTTCGTGGATGAAACGCTGGTGACGTGCATAAACTCATCGTCCACCTTCACCAACCATCCACTCCCGATATGGCTTGCGGCATTGGCGCTGGACAAGGTGATCGTGGTATCCGTCGCCGTGACCTGTGCGGCCTCGCTCAACACAACCTCGTAAGCCGACCTGCGATCATGCACCCACCGGTGCTCAGTGTTGGTCGCCCGGCCCCGAGCGATGAACGAAAAGACCGGAGTATCGTAGTCCGAGGCGTCTCGGATCGTCTCCGCCAAATCCTCATGTTCCCCTACCTGATCGAACGTCTCGATTGAACCTTTTATGTTTGCCATGTTCTAACTCCTCCTCCTACCTTGTTTTCCATGCCATGGCCCTATTGAACAAGCCCATCGGCTTATCCTCTTTAGCCATGCGACGAATGTTCGCTTGCATCCTGGTTTCTCCACTATTCGGAATGGTTGCGGCGGCATGACCGGCACCCGTTTGACTAGGAAGCGCAGTCGCTCCACGACTTTTCTTAATCGCCTCCAACACTATCTCGGATGGTGTTTGCTTCTTCGCAGGGGAAGCTCCCTCCTTCTTCCCCTTCCACATGTAGTAAGCCGCCTCCGTATTCCGAAGAAGTCCTTGCCGTTTCGCCAAGGTCATTACCTCAAACGCGTCGTCGTGCGTAATGCCGAACTTGCTTGCCAGCATCATCGACTCCACCTTGATCGTCTGGTCATAGACCAACGCCCGCAATGCCGAATCTCCTGCACCTTGGTTTGCCGGTTCCGAAGCCTGCTTGTCCTCCGCCGCGAAGGTTCCTCCCTGCCCACCCTTGTACGACCGAATCGACCGATCCAGATGCGAAGCAAAGTCTGGATCGTTCTCGACATTCTCGATGAACGAATCCCATCCCTCGTATCGCTTCCGAAGTTCAGCCGCTTCCTCAAACCGCTTATCGGCTCCTCCGGTCTTCTCGGCCATCTTCAACACATCCGACAAGGGAATCTCCACTATCTCGCCATCCACCTTCAGGGATACCGTAGGTTCGGTCCCTTGAGCTTCCGGTTCGCTTCCGTCAGAGCCTTTGGCCGGTTCCGACTGCACCGCCTTTCCAGGGGTAGGCGCAGGCACAACGACCGTCTTCTCTTCCTTCGGCGCGGGTTGAGCTTTCCCCGCTTCTCTCTTCGAGGCAGTCGCTACTAGACCCATGATGTATCCTCCGTATCGGATTCCAGCCCCGAAAGGGATACCGGCAACCCGCTACGGGATTTATCGTCTTTCCCAAAAAAGATGAAGCAGTTTTTTTCCTAAGCAGGCATACCCGATTGAGGTTGCGCTTGCAAAGCCGCTTGAATCTCCTCTTGGGATGCCCCCTGCGAAGACATCTGATTGATGACCTGTTGCTGTTCCGCGCCCACCCCGCCTTCCATCCGTTTTATTACTTCCGCCTTACCGGGGAAGTCCACCACCTCCAAGACGGCGCGGCGGTCGATGATCTGATTCTGGAACAACTGCATGGCAAGCGTCACCCGTGCCGTCTTGTTCGTCGGCAACGCGGAATCGGAAACCAACCGAACATCAAAGTCCGATGCCTGAATCTTCCTCAATCGTTCCATGTCCAGGGGAATCTCTATGCGTTCGTCTCCCTCGAAGAATCGCAGTATCCTTGGCAACGTGTAGTATTCCTGCACCAACTCCAATACGACTCGTCCTACCTCCACGATGGTCTGTCCAAGGCTCCTCTGCTTGAGTCTCAATCTCCCCTGCGCCGCCTCCTGCAACGCGGCAATGGCGACTCCCGCCTCCACCCCCGCCGGCCGTCTTCCCTGCATCACATCGTGCGATCCCGATATGGTATCGAAGGTGAACTTGAGGTTGCTCACATGCTCAAATACCCCAGCCGGAAGGTTCCCCGTCTGCAACCAGTACAGTTCGCTTCCTGGATTCTTCACAATGATCTGACCCGACTCGTTATACAAGTTGTCCACGTCCAACCCTGAATTGCTATCCGTCACCAACGGCGGATTGCCCGTCAGCTTCAATATCTCTGAAATCTGCGAGATCGACCGATTGATGTTATCCTGCGGGTCTTGGAGTTGCTTGATATCGGACATCCCCCAAAACCGATCCTCTACGCTTATGTTCTGATACGGCCTCATGGGGAACGTTCGTGTCAGACTTGGACCGTCCGACACCTCAACGTCTCCCGCCAAGACCGTGACACGCCAGTTCGGATACTTCCTTGGTTTCCCCAAAGCGTTTCTGAACTCATGGTGCATGACATTATGTTGGGACAAGGCCAAAACGAACTGTTGCAAGACCTCCTGCTCCTCAACGTTCACCGCCTTGCTCAAATGCCGTTCCAGCTTGGCAAGCTCCGCTTCGTGGACCTCGATATGCTGTCCGTGCAAGTCCCTCGGATCAAGCATGACGCTTTCGCCAGACATCAATCGCGCATCCTCATCATGCGCTTTCGCCTCCTCCTCCTTGTCCTTCTCTCCCGTGAAGGTGTAGTCCTTCTCCCACGCCTCGATGATGAGCACTTCCTCCTCGCCTCGGAAGGCTCCCTTGCTATCCGAAGTCCGGTTCTGATTCGTGGCGACCTGCCATCCTTCATCCAATATCTGCCGATAGGAGAACAGTTTAGGCAAGGCAGTCGGCATCCCTGGCTTGATCTCCTTGGCATGGTCTGGAAACATGGCCCGTGCCATATCCACCGGCATGAAGTCGGCGTAGAACATCCTTGCCGCCCCATCCACCGACCGAGCCGACGGATCGGGGAAGATGTACCAGGGAGGGATTGTCTTGAACGCCACGTTTCCCAACCCTCCCTGCGCCTCCTTATCCCAATAGGGATAGATGAACGACGTGCCGTAGATCGCTCCAAGACGAAGGAGGCCCGGCAACTTGGAATCGAAATCCGAACGCAACATCAGATCCTTAAAGATGAAGTTTAAGTCCTCCTCCAACTCCATATCGGGATCGTTCACTCCATTGGCTTGAAAGATCGGCCGTTGATCCGTCAGAATGGGGATGATCGTCTCGACATGCTAGTAGATCATGTTATACACGTCCGCCGTCATGTCGCCGGTCTTGGAATCATCCCACTGATCCCCCATGTAGTATTTCAGGTAATCCACCCATGCAGACTCATACCAGTTGCGAGCCTGGGAAGCCTTGCTGAACTTAGCCAGCAGATCGGATACCCGATCCTTCCCCCCGCCGTTTCTTCCCATCAATCCATCCAGCAATCCCATGATCTACCTCATACCGGAATGACCGTCTTCTTGGAGATGTTCCACCTTTTCTCGAATCGCTCTCTTACGCGGTTCTTCTCCTGCTGTCCCAATCGTCTCAATCGTTTCCCTAGTGGAGCCGACATAATGGCCCTGGGAGTTAGGTACGTCTGCCGAAACGGATCTCCGCAGGTCTTGCAAACCCCGAAATTCCCTCCGTGATCCATCTTGGTCCACACCTCGATGACCTTATCACATCCGGCACAAGTCACGTCATAGCATGGCATGGTCTCTCCTTTTATCGTCTTACTTACGATCTTCCCCCAAACAATCTTGCCATCAGCTTTTCCTTTCGCAAGCCTTTCCTTGTCTCTTCCCGTTCCGCATGGCGTTTCTGTATCTCCATTCTTCGTTCCAGGGTATCCCGAATCGGAGCAGTCTTCACCGTGGAAGCCGAGGGGATCTCACGTCCCGTCATGGCGGATACGGCCTCCAAAAGTTCCGTCCTCTCCTTCCGCCATTGCCGAAGCTCCAACAGCTTGAGCAGAAGGGAATAGATTATCCAACCCGCGATGTAAAAATAGGCGATCTGCGTAATTGCGCCCCCCTGGAAGACCTAGTTTTCCTTGGAATCTTCGCTCCCATCTTCTCGAACCACTCCCTCTTTTCCGAGAAGTATTTCCTCAACTTATCCCTTCGTTGGACATGCGGCAGTTCCGCTCGCGCCATCGTCTTGCCGGGACGCTGTTCTAAAACCAAGCTGACGCAATCTATCATGTGATCGTCTCTCTCCACCGGCTTCTGGACTCCCCAGCGGTCCTCCTCATCGAACCGCCACTCCATAAACTCCCGTATGGTGTTCTCCAACGTCCTGAAGAACAGCAGTTTCGGCTTCTGTTCGTCGGAGGTCGGCTTGAGCATGGCGTTTATCGTCTCCACCTTCCGTTCCCAAGGTACTCGTATTCCCGCGAAGCATTGAAGACCTGCGTTGCAATACTGGTTGATGATGCTTTGTCCCGTCTCGATGGATCGACTGCTCCCCGACCAACACATAGCCGTCCATTTGATAGCGTCCTCTCTGTTGGCCGAGAGAATCCCAGCCGTATGATCCCGGATCAGACCCCTGTTCGAGTAGTATTCCTTGTAGGCGTATCCCTGTCCGTTCTCGTCGAAGGCGATCCAGATGCTTCCGGTGACTCCTTCGGGACCGCCCCAATCCATCCCGCGATACTTGGCCCAATGCTTGGGTACCTCGAAAGGTTCGATGACATGAATCTTCGGATCGAATAGATCGAAGACGCGACCCGTCCATTCCTCCCATCTGGCATAGACGAATCGGTTAAGCCATCGTGTGTCATAGGTATCCATCAAGGTCTTGATGAACCCTTCCGGCAGATGTGGGTTCTCCATCGGCGTCGCTTCCACCATTGCCCAGCCGGGTTTGTTGAACCACTTGAGCGCCCAATGGCTCGGTGCATCGGGATTGCAGGAGGCTATGAGCTTGCAAGGCATCCCCTTCTGGCGCAGTCGTCCGACGATCTCCTTGACGAAGCCTTCCGAAACATCGGTGATCTCATCCACTCCCGCCCCGCCGAGGGTCATTCCCCTGATCTTGCGTTCCTTGTCGAAACTCCGCAGATAGACCTTGCTCTTGCCTATGCCGGGAACATAAACGTGCAGTTCGTTGTCCTTGCGGTTGAGCTTGCACCATTCCGGGGGAAGCATATCCAGAAGAGTGCCTACGAAGTTGGCGTAGAGCTTGTTATACTCGGCGGCTCCCATCAGCCAATTCCCGCCGGGATATTCCAGGAACCACTGGATGAGTTGACGGCAGACAGTCACAGTTTTTC